AGGCAATGGCTTTGGCTAGGCAGCGTTGCATAGCTGTGTTTACATCCATAGCGTTAGGGTTGGATATAGCTTTGTTTTGGTGATTTAAAACAGGTAGCTGTGATGTCATGGTCTTACCGAAAGCAGTAACAGAACAGAAAACCATTAAAGTATCGCCAAACTGCATAGGGGGTTGGTAGTCCCAGGTAGCGGATGGGTCAATCTGTAGGAGCTGGTCTACTGCCCATGCCCATGACAAGTAGGTAAATTTACCTTTTTTGTCTGTATGTTCGTTTACATTAATCTTGCGTATTTCGTTATATGTAGTCATCACTTACTCCTTATTGGTTATCTAATACTGCATCTGTAGCAAAACGCTCTTGGTACTCATACGACATATTCCATAACTTACGACCTAAAGCCATAAAGTCACGCTTTTCTAGCATTTCTTCTAATTGAGCTACAACTTCAGGGTCTTGTACACCTTCAAATGCTTCGCAGAAATTACCCCAGTTGCAAGGGTTATATTCGTCTTTCATAAGTTCTGCGACTTCGCATTGGAACTCGTCTGAGCCCGTGTAATCATCTTCGGGTTCGTAGTACGCATCATGACTGTTCATATTAAACACCCATCGCAAACATTGCGCCCAAGACTGCGCCCAAAACTAAGGCGCAAAGTACATCAAAAAATGTTGGTTTCATCACTTACTCCTTTACTGTTGAACTAGACTCTACTATACCTTAAAAATATAGGTTGGTATAGTTTTTTAATAGGGACTTTCCCTAATAAGTATATTTTTATATAGTTTTCGTATATGATAGCCAAAAAGGAGAATTACATGACCCCATCAGATTTATTAAAAATTGAGTTTGGAAGCCTGGTAAACCTTGCTGAAAAGCTAGGAATACAGCCACAAACCATTTATTTATGGAACTCCACCAAGATTCCATTTAAATATTTACGCCAAATTGAGCAGCTTTCAGAGCTTCGTTTGACAAGAGAAATGCTAAGACCAGACCTATTTAAAAAGGACTGAAATGCACTATTTTAATTTCAACATAGGTGACTATGCTTCTCATACTAGGCATTTAAGCCTATTGGAAGATTTGGCTTATAGAAGGTTAATTGATGCTTATTATTTGGCAGAAAAACCATTTACAGGTTGTCCAGCAGATATTGCCAAAGACATTGGCATGATGTCTGAGATAGAAGAAGTCTACTATGTCCTAACAAAATTCTTTGAGTCTACAGAGTCTGGTTGGATAAACAAAAGATGTGATGAAGAAATTGCTAAATATCATGAAAAACAAGAACAAGCGGTTAGGGCTGGTAAAGCATCTGCTAAAGCTAGGTTTAACAAGCGTTCAACGACCGTTCAACCAACCAATAACCAAGAACCAATAAACAGTATTGGTGTAGCTAAAGCTACCAAAGGTACAAGATGGGAAAAGGGTCTTGCATTACCAAATGAATGGATTGAGTTTTGTGCCAAAGAACGAAAGGATTTATCTGTAAACAAGGTTTTTGAAGAATTTACAGATTACTGGGTTTCTGTGCCTGGTCAAAAAGGCGTAAAGCTAGATTGGTCTGCAACTTGGCGCAACTGGATTAGAAATCAAAAAGCAGGACTTTCCGTAGTTAAACCTAAACAAGCATGGGAGTAAGTGATGATTGGACATAATCAAATAATTGCAATGCGTATGGCTGGTAATAAGCCTAAATCCGTATTTGTGCAGTTTGGCAAAACATTTAACGCAGAAAAGGATGTAGCTGACGGAATCATTCCTACGGTATGGATTGACGATAGAGACCATCAAAAGCTGGTGGACTTGACCTGGGCTAAAGACCTAAACATTCAACTAATGCCAGCTAAAGACATTATCCAGTTTACAAAGTGGTGGGTTGCCCTGGTAGATGCGGAAGTCAATACAATCATCGGCCTTGACAACGATGGAGAGATTAATGTTTATAGAAAAGGATGATATTGACTGGTTGAAATACAGCCAGGACACCAATGTTAAGCGCAAGATTAGGGAAAAGTCGGACTATCAAGAGTCCCTAGATGACTACTTTGCCGGTAATTTATACGCTAAAGGGTGTGCATTACCTTGGGAAAAAGCTAGAAATATCTCAATTAGACCTTCTGAAGTCAGCCTTTGGGCTGGTGTAAACGGACATGGAAAGTCGCTGTTGTTGGGCCAAGTCGTGCTTGGATTGGTTGAGCAGGGTCAGAAATGCCTTATTGCCAGCTTTGAGATGCGACCTGAGATTACCCTGGCTCGTATGGTAAGACAGGCTGCAGGTCAGAAAAGACCTAGTCCGTTTGCAACCCAGTCCTTTTCCAACTGGAAAAAAGACCAACTTTACCTATACGACCACCACGGGATGATTGATGTTCAGCAAATGCTTGCAGTCTGTCGGTATGCCACTACAGAACTAGGAATTACCCAAATCGTCATAGATAGCCTTATGAAGTGCGTTAAGGGTGAAGATGATATGAATGGTCAAAAGGACTTCGTAAACGCCTTGTGCGCCCTTTCAAGGGATTCTGGAGTGCATATACACTTAGTTCACCACATGAGAAAGGGAAGTGACGAGAAATCTATAGGTGGAAAGTTTGATTTAAAGGGTTCAGGGTCGATTACTGACCAGGCTGACAATGTGTTTATTGTTTGGAAAAATAAGGAAAAAGCGCAGCTTGTGGCAGAAAACCCACATTATTTTGATAGAGAAGTGCCGGATGCGGTCTTGGTTTGTGAAAAACAACGAAATGGCGAGTGGGAAGGCAAGCTAAAGCTATGGTTTGATTACAAGAGCCAGCAATTTATTGAAGAAGCAGATACACCAATACACCGTTATTTGGAGAATTAAATGGAAGAAATTAACCCAAACGCAGCAGTAGACTTTTTACTTAAAAATGCCGGTTTATTCGCTAAAGCTAAGTCTGAAAGGGTGTATTTAGAGGAATTTCGCAAGTCTAAAAAGGCTCTTTTAATGCAAGAAGCCTTCTTTGCTGGGGTAGATACTATGGCAGGCCAGGAGAGAGATGCGTATGCTAGGCAGGAATACCGTGACTTATTGGATGGTTTAAAGGAAGCAGTTGAAGTAGAGGAAACATTGAAGTGGAAGATGACAGCAGCACAGCTTAGAGTAGAGATTTGGAGAACTTTACAAGCAAATAATCGTTTAATTGATAAATCAACCGTATAGGAGAAAACATGGCAACTTTTACATTATCTGAACTAGAGCATCCAATTCCTTTTTATGGCATTTACAAGGAAAAAGATGGCTCTTTAACCATTAATGCAGAGGAAAATATGGAAAAACTAGCTATAGCACCTAAAAGCGCATTTAAGTACAGTAGTGGCGCAGATGTACAGAAAGTCTGGAAAGCCTATGGTTGGACTCCACCATCAACTGTTCGCAATGACTACCTGTTTAAAGCAAACAGACTAGCAAGCGGTTTAAGCAAGTAAGCTAGACACCATCCTGATTTTGGCAATACGGTCATTAATACCAATCAAACCACCGTTAATGCGCTTAGTCAGGGTGTCAATGTCCATCTTATCGGCTAGGGCATTTAACTGTTTACGATTCCAAAACCAGCCTGCGGATAGGGCAGCGTATTTAGGGGTCGATAACAGCTCAGGATTGGCAAGAAAGTCCACGCCAAGGGCATTACTACAGTTTTCGTAGTTCTCCTTGCCAGTAAGCTGTATAAGGCCTCTACCGATGTATTTAGCGGCTTCTTCTTCGCTAGTATTGCCCATGCGCCCGTTATAGACCTTACCGGCTATCTTGGCAGGCTGTCTTTCATACTTTTCAGCAATATCAGCATCAGGGAAACGACTAGGCCAAGTAGCCATTAAAGCCTTGGCAGAATAGTTTAGGTTCTCAACTAAGTGCTTATAACCGCCTGATTCGTGCATAGTTTGACCAATAAAACAGGCTTGACGATTAGGGGTAGAAATATCGTACTTTTCAAAGGTTTCATTAAGTGGCTCTAACCATTCTTCATTCAGACCTAAAGCCTTTAATTGTTCACTCGTCATTGTTTTGTCCTAACTTAATTCCTGTGATTAGACCAATAAATCCACCAATAATCGTTTGAAATGCAGGGGTAATGGCTTCAAATATCTTGTCGTTACTGACATTGGCATCAAACATTCCAATAGTCATAGTGCCTACCATTCCTATTACGACAACGCATAAGGTAATAGTCACCATGAAAGTAACATACGAACTTATCTTACTTTTCTCCATTTTTACTCCGCATATCAATGATTTTCTCTAAAGTTCTACCTCCAAAGTAGAAGCTCATTATCAACATACCCCATTGTCCTAATAGTTCTACATAGGCTTTATTGGTGTCTATGTCAAATGCAGACATCATTGCAAAGGTAAAGTACCCTGCTAGAATGGCTATAAGGGTCATTGGCCTAATATTCTTAGAAAGCCAACTATCAGATGCCATGTCTGCTGCTTGTCGTTTTGATAATTCTTGCTGTTCCGCAGTATCTGCCTGTAGCTCTGCCAACCTACCTTGTTGTTGTATTTCTAGCAGTTTTGCCTGGGCTTCTGCTTTGGCTGCAGGGTCAGGAATAACTTTGTCTAGGATTTTCATTCCTACGCTAATGATGTCATCTACTCCAAACATTACTTATCTCCCCAAACTATTGCCCACGCTATCCAACCTGCCACAATTAAACACATTAACTGCGCCCTACGAATATTCTTTAAATCACCGTCATATTTCTGTTTTTCTTCTTTTTCCAGCTTTTCTAATTCGTTCTTTATCTTCAAGATTTCAGCCCATTCTTTTTCGCCTAACGCAGTATTCTTAAATTGCCGCAAGAATTCCACCTTTAAGGTGTATTCTTCTTGGCTAATTAACTTGCGCTGACGGTATTCAGCTAAAGCCTTGTGTATTGCTAAACGCTGCTTTACTTGTGCTTCTTTTTTAGCCCTTAATCTGTCTTGGGCTAATTGTGTTGCTACATCCGTTCCGTCTTTTTGGAACGCTTCTACTTGTTTAGTTAATGACTTGGCGCTATTCCTTGCAGAATCAAGGCTGTCTGTAAGGGTTTTGACATCCACATTATTTGCCTGTAAACCAATGTAATACCCATCCACCAAGTGTAGACAATACGGCCAGCATAGAAATACCTAACCAAGCCATACCAGCCTGTTTGTTTGATTGAGCTATTAGATGGTCAAGTTGAGTTTCCATTTTATCTATCTTTTTTTCCATAGAATCAAACTTTGCTTCGTAATTCTCAACTTTTTGCCAAAGAACTCCATAACGGACAAGGTCTATTTTTCCGTCATCCATACTACGCCTTCATAATGTACGCAAGAGCTAAATATGGTGGCAAATTAGCGTTAGTAGCAGAATTACCTGAAGTGCTTGTAGTGCCTGAATATCCGTGATTGTGGTCATTTGATGCGCTACCAGTACCAGTAATTCCTGTAAAAGAACCATTGGTTGAAATTCTTGAAGTTGGAAATTCATTAGATGCTGGGTCTGCAACGCTAAGTGCTGAACCAGCACCGCCAGTGCCAACAATAGTGTTATTGCTATGTGTATGGCCTGGGTCACTAATTCCGTGTGTATGACTAACGCTTTGTCCACCAGTAGTTCCACTAAATGTATGGGTGTGTGATACTAAAGTTGCATCAGCAGAACCGCCTGTAGCGTTTACTGCATAAGTAGAGCCAGCACCAACAATAAAGCGACTACGCAAATCAGGAGTGCCGTTTGCGCCATTACATAAATACCATCCAGCAGGAATAGAAGCAATAGAACCTGACCACATGGTAATAATGCCAGTCGGCAACAATACGGCTAATTGACCAAAAGCAACTGCATCAGTTGATGTTGTGCCGTTAGCCAATCCCGTAATCTTGTTATTGCCCATTGGTAAATTAGCAACCATAGATGTTTGACCATCGGTGGCAATCGAATTTGTCAAGGTTGTAGCAATATCAGTAAGGGTAGTATTAGCCCAATTTGATGTAATGGTCGTGCCTGTCGTAACAGGGTTTCCAACTGGTAATGTGTAAATACCACTAACTCTAGGCATATTATTTTCCTTTTAATGCTTTAGCCATATCTTCTGGGCTGTAATTAATTGATTCTTCTATCTTTTTCTTTAAAGCAGATTCTTTGCCTTTTTCTACAATAAACTTAGATACTGAACCTATACCCGGTATTCTACCCAATGGAGTCTGATTTACTTTGTCTAAAGCAGTAAATATTACATTTGGATTAGAACTTGCAGTATTAGAATAATTTGTAGCGCCTTTTAATGGGTTATTAACAGTCATTGTGTAGTCTAAAAGGTCTTTAATTTCTTGAGCACCTTTTTTACCAAACAAGTAATCTAATTTGCCATCTTGGTCTAAGGTGGTGACTAAAGCTTTAAACTTTGCTGGAGATACTACTGGATTGTCAAATGCATCTTTATCAACATTTTTTGTAACTTGGTCTTTGATGTATTGAATAGTTTGACCTTGTAGTTCTTTCCAGGCTTGTTGACCTTCTGGCCCAGCTTTCTTCAAGGTTCTACCAATAGCTGCAACGTCGTCTCTTGTTCCATTTAAAATGGCATGGTCAAATACATCTTCAAAGCCTACAGCCCTATCTGTTGTGCCAGGCTTAGTGCGTAAAAGTTTGTCTACATATCCAATATTTTCAAACTCACGACCATATTTAGTGCGTAATGCTCTAGCTTCTTTATATAATTTACCGCCTTGACCTTCAGTAATCTGATTAATCAAGTCT